TAACTATTTTTTTAAATCTATCTTTTAATTCTGATATAATATCAATAGGAATAAGAGTATTCTCAGATTGGGGTGCACAAGCAGTATATCCATATTTATATAATAATCCAATATCTTTAAGTGATTTAGTAATAATAAGTAATTCTCCAGTTTTTGGTAGTTGATGCCAACCTTGAATATGATTTGCTTTGCCATTAGTTATCCATTTATATTTACTAAAAGGAGATAAGATTTTATATATTCCATTATCTAAAATATATGCATAAGAAGGCTCATTTTCTTTCATTTTAAAGCACTTTCCATTTAACCATAAGTGAGATATAGGAACTATATTTAAGTGTCTTAAAAGGGGTAAATCATAGCCATATTCACTCCAATATTCTTTATCAATTGTATTATTCCATTTTCTTCTTTTAATTCTAAGATTAGTTGATTTATTATCAGATAATATAATATTTGGATTGGATACACCTATATATCCCATTGAGGATTTTTCTATCTTTTCTCCAGTTAAACCTAAATTAAAATCATTAGATATAATTCTAAGTGCATTATAATAATGCACATTAAATTTATATTTAACAAAGTTTATAGCTGTGAATGAATCTTTTGTACCAAAATCTTTATAAAATAATGTTCCATTCCAAGACTGTATTGAACAACTAGGCTCTGAATCACTTCTTAATGGGCTACTAAAATGAGTATTAAGTTCTGTAAATTCTGGAATATAGTATGAAAATATATCATATTCACTAATCTTCTTATAGATGTTTTCTTCGGATAATTCTACAAACCCAGCTCCATTATATTCCATAGTTACTTTTTATTTGTTTTTATTATACCATTTAATAAAAGGGGAAGTATTTCTACTTCCCCAATAATAATTTAACTACAAACTCAATAAATAGTTAACTACCATTCTGGTTCATCATCTACAGACGAATCAGCATCTAATGTATCATCACTTACACTATCTGCTTTCTCAGCTTTTTTAATATGCTTATCTGGATTGAAGTATAATTTAGTATCTTCATCATTAGGTACTTCTTCTAAACTTTCTACAAATCCAAATGAATTTAATCCAGCTCTTACGAAATTAATTAATTCTCCTTTATCATTAGTAAAAGAATCTTCTTCCCCAGAAAATACCCATCTAGCTTTCTTACCTTTAAATAATTTAGCTACTTGATTTACAAAATCTTCAGCATCCTTACCTTTAATAGCATTAAATTCTTTTTCTAATCCTAATTTTTGAGAAATTACAGTTAATCTAGCTTTAGTACACCACATTGCTCCTTCAATATTCCAAGCACCAGGAGACATCCACATTGTTGTTGTAGCTTTTTGTCCCATAGGTTTTTTATCCTCATCTAATAAACCATCTACTGGCTTAGTCATATGGGTAAACTTAATATATGGAGTACCTGTTTTAGTAGTACCATACTCTACATTAGTAATTGCTGCTACGTGAATACCCGGAGCTAAGGACTTACTTGGTCCACTTACTCTTTCTACTACTTCAAATCCACCACCGTTAAAATCTGTCATTTTTTTTACTTTTTTAATTAATTAATATATTTATTTTATTTATTTATTTTATTTATTTAGAAAATGGTTATCCATTCTCATACTTATCTATAGTATCAATAACAAGCTTCATATCATTAGGAATTTCTAAATCTTTAAAACATCCATATGGTGTTTTAGCTTCTCTTGTACCATCATCATTAGTTACATACTTATATCTATCTTCTTGTTTTACATCTTTAGATGGAGCAAGAACTTTAGTATATAACATATATGTAAAATATGAAGGTAAATCAATTTGATTATCTAATAATCTACCAGGTGTTTTTAAGAATATTCTAGGTCCATCAAAACCTTCCGATTCTTGTACATGAAAATGTACTATTACATTTAAATCTTCCCTATATATATCAGCTTGTTCAAATACAGTTTTATAAACTAATGCTGCAAAATCATCCCATCTTGCAAATGCTTCTCCACCACCTTTTCTAGCTCTAAAAGCATCACTTCTAGTTTCAGCATTAAAGAAATGTGTAAAATCATCTATTAAGATATATTTAACCTCCGGTCTATTATCATTAATATCTTTTAATATTTTAGGAATTGCTCTTAAATTATTACTAACTATTAAATTACCAGTATTCTTTTCCTTATCATACTTTGTATAATTCTTTTTAGCTCCAGGAAATGGAAGCTGTGTTTTATTATTTGGTAATACCATTACCGTTTCAGCAGGTGGCATATTTCTAAACCCAGTAGTTTTACCAGTTCCAGAATGTCCTGCTACTCCAATCAATCTCATGTCTTTTCTCCTTTTTAATTAATTATTTATTTACCAAGATGCCCTATAGTATAATTCACTATCTAAGTATCCCTTTTCATTTTTTTCAAGAAATAATTCTTCTAATATTTCAATCGTATCATCTATTTGCTCAAAATACCATTCATCATATTCTGTACTACCAAAGAAAAATCCACTACTTGTTGGAAGAAGTTCTTCTGCTTTAGTATTATCTTCTTTAATGGCTTTACATTTTTCTAATAACTCATCTAAATTTTCAGTATCAACATAGATTTCACTACAATCATCCACTCCATCATTAGTAAGATCGATAAAAAATTTATGTATTTGATTGGCTTTTCTCCAATATCCAACTTCTTCTTCAATGTAAGAAATCCTATTAGGTTTAATATCTTTTACAATTTTACCATCTTTTTTAACTTTTATTTCATAATGATCTTTTTTAGGATTATGCTCCCAATTTTTAACATATGTCTTTTTAGACAAATACATATCTAATCCCATAATTATTTATTTTTATAATTTTCTAATTCCATTTCTAAATTTGCCAAAGCTCTCCAAGCTACCTTTGCACTATGAAGCATTCCATCATCATCTATTTTACCTGCATCCAATAGATGTCTAGATAATGCATCTAAATGATCAGTAGATTTAGTTTTATCCCAATATAAAGATTTACCATTATTATGTTGTTTATTTCCTGCTAAACTAACCTTAGATACTTCTAATAAAGCTTTAGGAAAATATTTTAATACTCCACTATATAATGGTTGTTGTTTCCTATTATTTTCTTCCTCGCAAGATGCTTCTTCATGAGAAGGACATTTTGGTAAAGGATTAGATTCATATGACCTCATTTTAGGAATATATTCCTTTTTATTCTCTTCCATATTATTAATTTTTAACTCTTCCATTCAATATATCAGCTTGTTTATGATACCAATCTAGTTTCTCATCAGGTCTAGGTAGTTCTGCAAACCTATTACTAGCACCATCAAATAAGAAATGATGATATTTATTAGGTGGTCCAAATCTATTTTTAAGAACCTTAATAGCTCTAAAAGTATCTCTAAACTTCCTTATGTTATACCCATGATATTCTACATAATCATATCTATCTGGACTATATACTCCTAATATTACTTTAGCATCTCTTTGAATTTCTTTATTATTAGCAAATCCAGCTAGAGATGGTTCAGTTTTCTTTTGAATACTAATTCCAGTATTAGAAAATTGTTCTTTTTCTCCTGATTGTTCCTGTTGTATAATATTTACTACTGCCCAATTCCAATGCTTTGTTAATTGTTTTAAACAATAATTGGTACTCCATTGTGCCATAGCAGAATGTAAATTACCTTCTTTTTCAGGTTTTAACAAAGACATGTGATCAACTACAGCTATAACAACTAGATTTGGATCATCAGGTGTATAATGGGAATACACTTTTGTTTTCTCTACAATTTCCTCTCCTTTACTATTCCTTTTATAAAAATCTCTATTTTCATAATGATGAGTCCCATTCTTATCAGCAAAATCTCTACAATATTTATATATTCCCGTTGGGTTATATACAGAATCTATTATTTCAACATTTGATAACATTTTTTCAATGTCTTTCATATGATGTTCAATTAAATTCATAATATCATCATCTAAGGCATGTTCTCTATAACCTTGTAAAGTTAATATATCTATCTTTATTTTACAATGTATAGATATATAATTACATATCATAGAATCAATAAACTCTTGTTTGGATTCTTCTAAAGCAAAATATAGTATTTTAAGATTAATATCATGCTTCATTGCATATTCTAGTGGTTCTCTAACTGCTAGGGCTTTAGCTGTTTGAGTTTTACCTACCCCAGAACTAGCTGTAATCATTGTTATCATACCAGGAACTATTCCTGGAACAGATTTAGCCAATTTTGGATAATTAGTAAAAGGAATACAAAATATCTTTCCTTCTTCCTTAGCTTCTTTTATTTTTTTGAGACCTTCTACTCTCTCCTCAACCTTTCTTGTCTCTTTCTCCATTACATATAATCTTCAGTTTCGTAATTATTATCTTTAGCTTCATCTAATAAATACATATATTTATCATAATTAGCTTGATTTAACCAAGCATCTATTGCATTCATATATGGTAAATTACCAGAATCCTTTCTCATTTTCATTTCAGCATTTAATACTTTCATTATTAAAGAATGCTTATTAGGATCATTCTTAATTATTGATATATATTTAGCTTTTATCTTAGAGTTTGCAGGAGAATCAGGATTAGCTACTTTTAATGCTCTAGTTCCATTATTTCTAGCTGGAACTTTTAATGGGAATGTTCCTAAGAACTCTAACCATTTTTCATCATTATTAGTAGAAACAAATAAATTTATTCCTAATTGTCTTAAATCAAAATCATTATTATCTAATATTTTTATAAATCCTAAAGATTGTAAATATTCTAATGCTTGATTATCTTCTAGTAAACTCTCTTTAATTCTTTTTGGTAACTCATAATTACCGAAATATTTATTATGTAATAACACATATAAATCAGCAGTTAGTTCATTAATATCCAAACAAGAAATATCTATAGTCACCTTAATAGGTGCTATTACTTCATTTTCCATAAAATTTTTAATTAGTTGTAATTGAGTGTATCAAGAAAACATTCATTGATAGATTCATCAGCAGTTCCAGTCCCATTACAATAGGGACAAACTTGTACATTATTCTTTTTAGAATCATATATACCACCTGTACCAATGCAAGATAAGCACATTGCTAATTCTTCTTCATTGTTTTCTAAATTATTCATAAAGTAAAATTAATAAATATAATACATATTTACAAATTTAATTAATAATAAGAATGATTATATCTAATCACTAAAAAATATAATCATTCTTATTTTACTTTATATTTTAGATTTCATCGTAATACTCCATTTTAAGTGATTCCACTTCATAATTTTCATCTGGTAAATTATTTTCTAGATTAAAAAATAATTCTAAATCTGATAAACTACATGATACATTAAAATTTTCAGATATTCTTTTAGATAAATCCATAAAACTAGGTATTGTTTCTAAAGGTGTATCATCATTAATAAGTTTTAGAAATAATCCTAATTCAGATTGTCTAACTTTTCTAAGTTTAGTTACTTTTTTACTTAATTTTTTCATAGTTGTTTAATTTAGATTAATTATTTATTTATTAATTTTATAAGTTCTTGAATATTTTTAACATTGATTACTTTTAGTTTAGCTTGGGATGAATTTACCCATTCTTCCTCTTGAGTATCTTTACAATATATTCTAATAATAATAGCATGTTTACCATCTTTACCAACTCTAATACATCTACCAACTCTTTGATTCTGTTGTTTAGCTTTACTAGAACTAGCCATTAAAATTCCATATTCTAATCTTGGTAAGTTAACACCCTCATCTAAAGTTTTAGCAGATGAAAGAATTTTAACTTTAGTTCTACCATCAGCAAACTTTTTTAAATTATTTATTCTGGTTTTTTTATTTATACCGGAATGATGTGCTAAACATTTATCTCCTAATCTCTTTTTAACAGTATTAGAATAGTCTTTAGTCATACTAAATACAACTCCATGACTATCTTTATCAAAAATATTAATAACCTTCTCTAAAGCCTTTATTTTAGCTTTAGCTTCATATAGTATATTCTTTCTAGCTGATATATTTTTCCAACTATGCATACTATATGCTTGCCAAGAATATTTAATAATAGATGTTAGTCTAGTGTATTCTTTTCTTTCAGGTACTGTTAAGCTAACTGGAAGATTATATACTGTAAACTCACTAACTAATCCTAATTCTACTGCTTGATATAAATCAAGTGTGTAACATATAGGAGCTATATTATTAAGTTTCTCCATTAGGTTATCTTCTATTGTAGCAGATAGTCCTAATATTTTATTATATTTATTATTTTTAAAGAACTTACTATTTACATCTCCTAATACATAGTTATGAATTTCGTCACAAATTACTAAATCATAATCTGTATTTTTAAATTCTCTAGCTGTATTTATACATTCTACTTGAACACATTCATTAAATACTTTAGATTCTTTCCATACTGTAAATTCATTCTTCCACTCATTTTGTAATGTAGTAGTAGGAACTATTATTAATATTTTATAATTATAGTTATTTAATTTAGCAAAATGGGATGCAGCCATAACCCCACAGCGACTTTTACCGAAACCTGTGGCACATTCTGCAGTACCTTTATAGTTATTCCTATGCCAAGCATTTAGAACTTCTCTTTGTATTTTATCCTTTGCTTTATTAATACTCATAATTCATCTAATTCTTGTTTATAATAATATGCTATATCCATAACTCTAGTTATTAATTCTTCTTCTGATTCTTTAGCTAATTCAATAATGCTTTTTTTAGTTTCAAATTCATCATTAGATAATTCTAATATTGTTGTTATTAATTGTTCTCTCATAACATTAAGTTTTAGTTTATAATTTTTAAAATTAATAGAGCTTCTAATTACCAATATACATCACCATATATTTACGTTTCAAAAAAGTGTTTTCCTACTCTATTTGGGTAATAACTTAACTACCAGGGTTCTTCACTTGTATCTAACTACGTATAAGAACTGTACTCGCTTAGTTTAGCTTCAGAGCACCGCTATCTTTGATATTTTTAAAAAATCAAGAGGACTAGGTGAATCCTCTCTAGTTATACTCAGTTTATTTCTTAAAAAAACTGTTTATTGGCTTACCCAAACATAAAAAATCAGTCCTTACTTTGGAGCAAGGAGAACTTTCCAGCTTTATCCAAAGAATCCTTCTAGTACTCACGTAGGATTATCACACGAGGTAAGTTTTTTACTCTTTTACTTACAAATGAGGTTCCCTATATTAAGCTTATTAACACCCACTACAGATCTATTTCTAGACTTAGCTTACCCTTAGCATAAACTTATTTTTAATCTAAATTTATTAATTTATTTACTTCAGATATATAATAGTTATAAGAAATATTATAATCTTCTAATTCTTTATATTTATTAAATAAAGTACATTTCCATCCTGCTTCTATATTAGTTTCTCTATTCTTTGGATCTACTAATGTAGTATCTTCAATAAAATCAAACATATCTAGTTGATTGGGATGTGTACTTTTGAATTTATCAGTCTTTGTTATAAAATTCTTTTCTAATGGTGGTAATACTTTTATTAATTGATTACCAGTTTTAGATACATAATATCTATTTACTTTACCAAGTTTACGATTAGTTATTTTTACACCAATTGTTTCTCTTTCATAAAGTTTATTTTTACCAGTCATCTTAGAACCTATACAGAAATCATATATTCCATAATTTTTAGCAAATGAATAATCATTACCCTTTAAATGCTCTTTTAAGCTTATATGAGGCTCTATTCCATTAATAAAGTAATTAGCTGCTGAAATAGCAACAACTCTCTTAGAATGATTCTTATGATAGTCTCTATCAATCTCATAAGCACCTTTCATTTTATATTTTAAATGATTACCTTCACTATCAATAATAAATGCAATATAGTTATTTACATCCCTAAATACAATTTTACTATAAAATGTATCCTCAAGAATAGAATTTGTTATCTTTTCCCATTCATTATGAATTTCTTGTACTTTATAATCAATTTCTTTCTTATAATGAATTACAATACCATCTGTATTAGCTGAAACTAAATCTACATCCCCTAATAAATAATATGATTCTAATAACATTAAAAGACTTAATTGCCCTCTAAATGTAACTTTAAACATTACTAATTTATCTTTTTGCCATCCATAATCTGAACCTGTTTTACCATATCCACCACCATTCATAGCTAATTTATAAACTTCCTGTTTAGAATTTATAAATTCATATTCATCAGATTTATATTTTAATTTTTTAAGTGCTGGTTTTAATATATCGGTTCTTTCATTATATAATAACTCAATACCCTTATTCCAAGCAGGACCTAAATGATCAGGATACATATTACCAGCAATTAATGCTTTTGGATACATTGATCCAACATCCTTTTCTTTTAAATAATAACCTTCTTTACATTTCTTAATTCCTGGAGTATCTTTACTATGTAATCCACCTTTAGCAAAATTAATATTCATAGTACCAATACTAAGTGATTTTTCCCAATCACCTTTTGTATTAGCATTGAATGATTCAGTTTTAATTTGTTTTAAAAAGTCTTGTAAAGGCTTTGTTTTAAATTTTATAAAATCCGGTATTAAATCTTTTATTTGAATAGTACCTCTATTAGTTTGTAACTCTCTAAATGATTCAAAAGATTTACCTGATAATTTTTCATATGTAATTCTATTTAGATATTCTCCTATTTTAACATCAGAATAATTCATTACATTATGATTTAATTCTTTTGTCATATTTACTCTAAGTTTAATATTATCTTTAGAGTTATTATAAAACATTTCTGTTGCTAATATATCATTTCTACAATATGATTTAACTTCATCCATTTGAGATGATGTTAATATAGTATCAGGAGAATATGGTAAATCTTCTATACTGTCCATTCTCATAGCAAATTCTAACCATTTTAAGCTTGTTATTCTAGCTTTATTATCATAATGCCATATTTTAAATAAATCTAATTGTGGAACTTTTACATTCCAATCTCTAATAGCTGAATATTCACTATCAATTATTTTTTGAACTTCTTCATATATTTCATTAGCAGTCCAATCTTCATTATTATTTAAAATAGTATTATGTAAAACTGGATAATCAAAATTTATATTATTATATCCAATACATGCTGGTTTTGAATTTAAAAACCTTCTAAGTTTATTAATATCATTAATTCTTTCAGATATTTCAAATTCTAACCATTCATCTTTATTAGCTATTTTAAATGTAGCAAGAAAAAAATTAGAATATGTTTCTAAATCATATATATATTTATTTTTTACATCCATATTTTTTATTTCTTTTTTACTTTGTTACTTAAATAATCTTCACCTTCATCAACTTCAGTCACAAACTGTGATTGTACTTCTCCTATAAATTCGTGAAACAATTGACCTTTTGAGTTTTTATGAAAAGTAGATTCACCATCCCAATTATCTTGTAGTTGCCACAAACCATCAGCTTTTGCTCTTTTTAGTATTTCTATTGGTGATAGTTTACGCATCTTATTTATTTAATTGTTAGTTCTTCTCCACATAAAGCGTAGTATAAATTTTGTAGTTGGTGAACGTATTTAATTTCCATTTGGTCATGTCCATATTGCCAAATAAACTCAGACTGTTTATGTATTTCTATATGCCTTGCGTGGTCTAAAACAATATAAAATACTTTTTTAGTGCTAAATATTCTAGGCTTATAATTACCAAACCCAAACTTAATTAACCATTCTTCATTTAGTGGTATTGGTTTGATTACCGATATATTCCAATCATTAATAAACCTTACACCTTCATCTGTATCAAAGAAATTATCATAAACCTTTTCTTCTTGTTCGGGAGTTTTAATCCAATTCCCTATCCTTAATTCATTTGCTTGTATCATAATCTATTTATTTAGTTGTTAAAATACTCATCAATATAATCACATATTATGTAAATTATTATTATTCCGATGATTATTGCCATATCTATGTATTTATTTTGTACTGCCAAAAGGTCAATAACATTAATTTAATCAGTTATTGAACTGTTTGTAGTTCTTTTATTCATCTTTGTTTTGGTTTAGTAATAATTTATTTAGTGCATCAATATGTTTTGACCAATCATCACCGTATTGCATATTTTCATTTAAAAAATTAATAATCTCATGTACTAATTCTATTTCTTTACTCATTTTTGTTTTAATTTAACTTTATTTAATTTATTAATTAGATTTTATATAACACCAATTCTAATTAAAGAATTGGTGTTTTTATATTATTGATTACTTGCAAATATACCAAAATAATAGTTTTTCCATACTCCAGAATCAAAATATTCTTCATCTAGATTATAGTTTAATATAAAACCATCCTTATTATATTCTATTCTTACAAAATCATCTAAATAACTTCTAGCTATTACTATAACTCTTTCTTTTGTTACATTCTTTTCAGTAATAGCATACTCTCTATAAAATACTTCATTATTTTGATAATATCCAAGTTTTAAAATTTCTAATTCGTGAGTTTTAGATTTAATGATCTCAAAAGATATTGCTATACCTTCAGTTATTAAACTTTTTATTTCATATTTAGCTGTTTCCATATTTAATGTACCTTTATTAGATACATATCCTGTTGGAACAGATTGCTCACTAAATATTTGTCCGTTTATACTCAAACTAATAATTGATATTAATAAGAGTGCTGTTAGTTTTTTCATAATTATTTAAGATTTAATAGTTATTTTATAACCATTTTTATAAATAGTATTTTCAATAGTTGACATTTCTGATTTATTATAAAATATAATATATTCTATAAGAGGATAATCAATATAATTAAATGGATCATCATCGGTAACAGGTATAATAGAATTATATTTTATTATTACAAAAATTTCATTATTATGAGAATCTTCATACAAATGATAAGAAGCTCTTTTACCTTCATATAATCCACCCTCTTGTGTATTAATTGATTTAAATTGATTTATAATTAAATAATCTGAATTAAAATACTCAATATTTAGATAAAATTGATCATCTTCATCTTTATATTCATATGTATTATAAATAGAAATATCTCCTTTATAATGATTGTTTTCAAAGATTAGGATATATTTATTATCAATAAAATCATATTTATATGATTCAGAAATATTTCCTTTATCAACATATTCTCCTTCAGTAATTTTAGCTTCAGATTTATTTATTAATAAATTAAAGCCTAATCCTAAGTCTTGTCCCAATGTTATATTACAAAAAAACAAGAATATTATTATTAAATTTTTCATAATTTTTATTTGTTAGTTTTTTAAATTAAGTTTTTTAATTCCTTTAAAATAGTTTTTATACTTAACATTATTTGATATTGGTAAATTTGATTCATTAAAATATATAATAAATTCACTATCTCTATCCTCTATATATATATTATTTGAAAATATATCTGTCAAATAATATTGTGTATACGATTCTGATTCATGAATAATATTTTTTATCATATAATCATTTTGTAAATAATTATATCCATCATAATATGTTATAATAAATACTAATTTTAAATCTATTTCTTCATAAACAGTAACTAAATATTCTATATCAGTAGAGTATATTGGTTCAATTATGTATTTTTCTTCTACAAAATCATATTTAGCTGACTCAATTAATTGTCCTTTAACGCCTTGACTGTATCCAATATTACTAACTATTAGTAATAAAAGAAATGTTAGTAATCTTTTCATAGTTTTAATTTTTAAGTTTATAATTTATTAATTATATGTTTTTAAATATAATATTTATTATTTTAATTGGTTTATATAGTTGTTAATATTATTATTACTAAAGCTAATAGCATTATTGCGAAAGCCCCTAAATTATCTTGTTCCATAGTAATATTCTTTTAATTAATAATTTATTAGCACCCTCTTTCTTATCCAAGGATCAACCAGGCACTTGCTGTATACAGTTTACTGCTGGCATTCGATAAGAGTAGGGTCATGTTGAGAACTCATTTGTGTTGTGTAGACTGTATTTGGTGTATCTACATTTCATGGGACAGTTTCTTTTCTCAAGGGAACAACACATCTAGGATTACTCCATTATTTATTTAATCTAGCTAAACATTCATCTATATTATAAATATATGTATCTGCTATTTTTTCATCTAATAAATTAGATTGTGCATCATACTCTATCCATTCTTTTAAATCTTCAAGAGTATTAATAGTTTCTAATATTTGATATTCATCCGGTTGTCCTACAAAACTACTTAATAGTAGTAATGTAGCTATTATAATTAAGTTTTTCATAATTTCTAAGTTTTTAAGTTAATAAATAATTAAATAGATAACTTAATGCATTAAATATAATATATAATGCAAATGCAATTCCATATGATAATACAAATGTTCTAATGAATTTCATTTTAAGTTGTTCTATTGAATATAGTTTAAGATTCCTCATCTCTTCTTTTTTACTACTATTATATAGATCATATAATGATATGATTAGTGATAATAGTATCATTATTAAATGTTCCATATTATTTAGTTTTAGCTATAATATATAGTAATATATTAAGAGTTTAATTTAATATGTTTATTTAACCAATCTATTCTTGATTGTCTATCATCTGGATGCCAATAATATGCTCCGTTTTTATTAAATGTTCTAGCATAATAACTTTCTCCACGTTTATTTCTTGCATATTTATAATATAATCTAAAATAAGGTATATTCTTTTCTAAATAATTTAAAAAATCCTCCATTCCTTCTGCTGAAATATTGGCATTAATTAATGCTACACATAATCCTGTAGATTCTTTTTTATTATATTCTTTTAATATTCTTTCTAATATCTTTTTCATAGCTATTTAATTTAGTTTAAAATAAAGAGAAGGAGCTAATGCTCCCTCTCCTTTAACATATTAAGGTTATGCACCTTCTTCTTCTGATTCTAATGCTACTGAAACTTCAGCTTTAGATACGATTAGTGTATCTTGAGCACTTAAATCTGTTGTCCACTCATCAGTCATATAAACTTGAGCACCATTTACTAAAAATAATTCACCTGGTTTTTCAGGGTTAATTTTAGCAGAATGACCTTCATACTGAGGCTCTCTAGTTTCTTTACGAACTATTTTACCTGCAACAGGATATTCCATACCATCAGATAATAAACCTTTTAAGGTATCAATATCATCACCAAATGCAGTGATAAATGCGGATCTCTTTTTAAGATTTAAAATACCATTTTGACTTGAGTCAAAAGATACTTGTTCCACTCTAAATTTACCGAATCTGTTACCATTTTCTGATGTTCCTTCAGTGATTACTGCTCCTGTTTCTGGGTGTGCTTTTACAATTGCTTTCATAATTTTTGATTTTAATTTGTTTTTAAATTTAATTTGATTTTTAATTAAGTTTCCATTAAGTTTTTATAGATGTTGTTTGGAAGATACATCTTCTTGTTAATCAAGTCTATATTATTACTAAGTGTATTCGTATATAGTCTACGTAATAGCTTCTTTTCTGTAATATATAATATCATAAACAATAGTGCCTGGATAAGCATCACTGCTACACCAGGCATTAACTTAAACTAAACTTAGTGCTATGAACTACTAAGTTTCATTTAACTACAAGCAATAATTGCTACAATAGTTAATATTGTTATTATCGCAAAGCTTATTAATATTCCTTGTCGATATTCTTTTTTATCTTTTAATTCTTTTAATTCTTTAGATGTTATATCTGTTTTTCTGTGACTTATCGCAACATTGTTGTGATAATTGTCAAATAATATTGTTGAATTTCTCATATTTGTTAGTTTTAGAGGTTAATTTAATTATTTATTTCTTTTGAAACTGATTCTAAATGTTGTTCTTGATAAGTGCTGATTAATGATTGTGCAAATCCTTCTATTTCTTCTAATGTAAATGAAGTATCTCCATGAGTTTCAGCAATATATTCACATAATTGGAATAACTCTGTTACTCCTAATATTTTTGAAGATAATATTGTCTGAGACATTGATATTATTTCATTACTTTCTGATTTAGGCATAATTTAGTTAATTTAGTTAATAAATTTTAAATCCAAATTCATGAGTTTTATCTTCACGAACACATCCTATACATGATATTGTTACAGTTGTACCAATATATCTTTCAGGTTGCATTACTAATACTCCATCTTTATTTATAAAGAATTGATATAATAGTTTTTTTTCGGTTTTTTCTGGTTTTGGTGTTTTCATAGCTTATTAGTTTTAGTTTTAATTATAACATATTTCTTTTAATATATGAATTAATGGTTCTTTTACTCTTAATATTACTTTAGGAGTTAATATGTATTTAGTTGTGTATCCATATATAATAAATGTATTTAGATACATATTTGTTTTGTCATTATCGCTTACTGTTGGTTTAACAAATAAGCTTGGTATTGGATCTTGCATAATTTGTTAGTTTTAGTTAATAAATCAGAGAGCAACTAAGTACTCTCTGTTTAGATGTAGGCTATTCTAACACGATTCATCGCTTGATTGCTTGATTGTTTCCTACGTTACGTCCAATTAATATCAATTTCTATAGTTATTTATTATTTTGTATCATATACATTGCTATAAATAATAGTATTAAAAATAGTATATTAGTCCAAAATGGTAATGAATTGTGATTACTAAATCCTATTAGTAATGTAGCTATTATATGGAATATACAATATAATAAGCATGATAATATAATTAGTGTTTTCATAATTGTTTAGTTTTAATTTTTCATTGTTTAGGCTATAATTAAAATACCTTTTGTTAATTTGATGATGATTGAAAAGGTTGAAAAGATGGGATGATGATTAAGGTCACACTCAAAATCACACTAAAAGTCAATAACTATAGTACTTCCAGGGCATAATACAGAGTTATTACTCCATATTATCCCTAAGATGTTCAGTAAGTAGCAAAAGTAATACAAATGCTACTGGTAATAATATAAATAGTTTCATAATTTTATAGTTTTAAGTAATATATAATTAGTTACTTGTATTACAAGCTGGTAATATTATTAAGAATACTAATGTAACTACTGCAAAGAATTCTGTTGGTGCTGTTGCTCCTTTATGATTAATATTTGCTAATGCACATAATATTGTTGTTGCACCAAACATTAATACTATTATAAGGTCATAAAAGAATGCTGATTTAAAGAACTGTTTCATTTTATTAAGTATTAAAGTTATAATTAATGCTGTCATATTTAGATTAATACTAATTTATATATGACAGCATATTTTTGGTATAATCACTAGGACGTTATATAGGAACGTCAATTCCTCTACACTATGAGACACAAGGTTCAGGTAGTTATTTAGTTACTAGTGATTAAAAGGTACACTTCAACTCTATCCCTACATGTTAGTAGCATTACATAGACGGAGAAGTGTTATACCTTTATTTATTGTGCTTCTCTCTAGGAGAATAAGGACTAGCACATCCTGTTACTGCATCAATAACTAATCTTTTACATTTGTACTTATAAGGTACATAATTCTTTCTAGACTTTTTCATAGCGTTATAGTTTAAGTGAATTAATAATTATCTTACGAGGAGAATAAAAACTATTCCCCAAAGGGGTGAAAGTGTTACAAAGTAACACTCTCAACCTCTTGGTAAGTATTCATTGTGGCGATAGCCTGTCCATCATCAGTAATGAGAACATTATAATCTGCAAGGTTTCCCTCTTGGGACTTCTTGCCAACAGGCAAAGTGAATTTACTACCATCTGCTTTTTCAACAGATATAAATGCACCATTTGCACCAATAATTTTAGAAGCTTTAACAGCGTCATTTTCTTTCAAGTACTCTAATAAGTTTTTCATAGCAATATAGTTTAAGGGGGATAGAGGTATCCCAAATATTAGTAAGGGTGGTTGTATGTAGGTCCCCCACAAACTCACCGATAAAAAAATTTTTCAAAAAAATTATCAAAAAATTTTTTTCTATCTTTATTTTTAGTACTTTTATAGAATGAAAAAAATAATAAAATCACATTTAATAGGAAATGAAACATACTGTATGCAAACTATAGATGGACCTCCTATTATAACTACAGTAAAAGAATTAATAGAATTTTTAAGTAATTGTAAAAATGATACTATAATTTTAACTGGAGAAAGAGGTATGTATACATATCATACTTATATTGCAAAGAATGGAAAATCAAATAATTTCAATCATCCTAATTCAACAACCTGGATAACTAATGA